CTTTTTAGACCTTCTGACCAAGGTGTTTTTGTTGCTACCGCTCAGGGACCAGATTTGGAAATTTTGTTGAAAGGTCTCTCTTTTGTAGGCTCTATTATAGCCATGTTAGTTTTGGGTAGAGTATCTTTTAGTTCTATGGATTTTGATAAGTTTTTGCGTCGTGCCTCCCTTGTAGGCAATTCCATTCGCTCAGTACAGACTTTGTTCGATTATATTCAAGCTAGTTTTGTTTCTTCCTTCGCTTACTGTTGTGAAAAGATGGGTGTTGCCAATCCTGTCAGTGACTCGTTACCAGAAGATATACGTGATTATTGTTCACGTGCCATCGAAGTTATTACACGTCCTTCTAACACAACCACCTTTACCTCAGATTATGCTGCTGAAGTTCATGTCCTTATGACACAAGGTGACGTCTTGCGTGGCAGAGCCTCTCGTTTCCGATATCCTCAACCCGCAGTTTCAATGTTACAAAATACTTTTGATAAAGTCTATAGGAAAAATAACGAACTTGCCTCCCTTTCTGTTGAACTTGCTCCCAGATTAGAACCTATTATAGTTTATGTCACCGGCGAGCCTGGTGTTGGTAAGTCTGGTTTTATTTTTGCTCTTACTGCTGCCATTTGTGTTCTTGAGAATGTTGATCCAGCTGAATGGACTAAATTAGTTTACCAGCGAATTGTTGAAGGTGAATACTGGGATGGCGCTAACTCTGGCCATAAGATTTTGTGGTATGATGAATATGCTCAAAGGACTGATACTGCAAGTGCACCGAATCCCGAAATTATGGAAGTTCTCAAACTTGTTAATATCGTTCCATACAGTTTGCACATGGCCGGGATAGAAGAAAAAGGGAAAATTTTTGCCAATTATTCTGTGATTATTATTACCTCTAATGTTAGTATGCCTAATCTTTCTATTGAATATCCTGAAGCCTTTCATCGTCGTATTTGCAACGATTTTCATGTTACTGTTAAAGTTAAGCCCCAATTTCGTGTTGATAATTCTCCAAAATTGGATGTAAATAAAGTGAAAGTTTTGCCATCAACAATTGAGGGCAAATTAAATCCTAG